GCCGCCAAGGTCATGCCAGCCTTTCTCAATGTCGTAAGGCAGATACTTTGCCCGCAGATCTTTTGCCAGGTTGTGGATCTCCGACAGCGCAGAGGTGCAGCAGTGCGCCACAATGGCCGATGGCGAGCGTTGCAGGGCCGTCAGGCGGTGCTCGTGGTTGCCCTCAAAAATAAATTGCGGAGCCAGCTCACGTACAAAATTAAGACCAGCATCAAAATCCTCCCTTATGCTGTTCCCCCGCTCCGGGCTGTCCGGATCCCGGCGGGCACTGCCCATGAGGCAGGACAAATCCACAAAGTCGCCCAGGTGCAGGGTGGTGTCCGGCTGCCACCGGCTTTTCATTTCCATTGCGGCCTTGCAGGCGGCCGCGTTGGCCAGATGCCCGTGGCTGCACGACACGGCCAGCCATTTCTTCCATTTACGGATGACTTTCATTTTTTATCGGCGGCGGATGGGAAACCCTCGAGCACGGCCAGGATCTGCCGACAGCTCTCGCGGGCCTCGGCGGCTGCCACGCTTTGATCGCTGGCTCCCCTCACCGCCAGATCGGCAATGACCGAGAGTTGCATTTTCAACGTATGTACGTAGGTACACAGATCGAGTATTTCGTCCCAAGCATCTTTCCACACCGGCCGTCGCCACAATGCACCGCCGTGCTCTGTTTGCCCTTTGCGGTATTTGGCCGACACGTCCCTTACCAAGTCGGCAAGGATCCCGTTCAGATGTTTCTCATGTTCCGGACTCACCGTGACGACCATGGTTGGTTGCGCACCAGGCTTTTGTTTTGTTTCACCGCAAAGCCTTTGACCTCGATAGGTTGCGTTTTTTGTTCCACACCATCGCGGGGAATGTCACGCCACGTTGCATACTCAGCCGCCTGCAGATGCCCTGTTTCCCACGAGATTGCGGTCAGCTCAAAACTCAAGCCAACGTGCTCTCCCAGGCGGAACGCGGTTTCGTCGTCCCAACACGTGTCGTACAGATTAGGATTTTTCTTTGTCGGCTTAATTGGCACCCAATCAAACGCCAGCCCGTAGTTGTGAAACGATTGACCGGCCTTGGCCTTGGTCACAATTTTGCCTTCGGTAGTCCTGCCCTTTGCGTACAGCGCTGCCTGTTCCTCCATCGTCCGCATGCCGCAGTAAATCAGGGGCGTGATCCGGCTGGCCACCATCTCGTTTAGCCAGCATCGCACCCGCTTTTGAAAGTTAGCGTTCAGGCCGTCGATAACCCGCAGCGTACGGCTACTCGCCTCCGACAGGCTGGTCACTGATTCCTCGCTCGCTCTCTTTCAGTTTCCGCCAAGCTGTCAGATAACGCCTTGAGCGATTCCGCAAACAAATCTCTGTAAGCCTGCGGGCAGGGCGGGTTGGATCGTTCTGCCTTGTCCCAGGCGTAGATGAAATAGCTGATGCTGTCTGGCGACGGCGGCGGGCCGTCCTGCGTTTGCGATGTCGTGGCACAGCCAGCTATCGCAAAGCTAAGAGCCAGCAGGAGGGCGGCGAGTCCACCACGCATCAATGTCCCTTTGCCTTTTTCTGCGCTCAAGTTCTATGGCCTCAAAATTGCGTTGCCTGGGCGATTTGCGGTTCAAGATCCACAAAACCAGGCCGCATATTCCGCTTATCGCCGTGATAATGGCGGCGAGCACTGTTTGCTATTTGCGCGACAACTGCGCAATCAGATCAACGATCTTCTGCAGGGTATGTTCAGGCTCGTCGCCCGGGATGACGGTGGCCACGGCGATGGCCGCGGTCAGCACGGCGGTGAGAACGCCCAGGTATTGCTGCCAATGCGAGGCTAGGTTTGCGATTAAGGAGGTTATGTCCATACCTGCAGGGTTATGTCAAAGCCCGATCCGGCGTTTAATCAGCTCCCAGCCCATGGAACAAACCGCACCGGCGACCAGGGCCACCAGCCACAGCTTGGTCTTGATTGTGTGGGCGTCTCGTTCCATGGCACTAAGACGGCCGTGATATTCTCCCAAGCTGGCTTGAGAACGTTCCAGCATATCCATGATAACGGTCTGGCGGGTCTCGATCCGGGCCACAGATTCGCGGACAAGCGAGAGTCGTTCTGCAAGTTCAGCAATTTGTTCAGTGCTCATAACGTTGCGTTTTCCGCACCTTCGGCAATGCGTATCATTTCCTCGCCCTTCTCATTGTAAAAAAGCTCAATGAAACCCTCCGCCTCAAGCCAGCGCAGGCTGGCCATCATTTCACGCCAGCCAGGGGTGTCGTGCTCGTCGGCCGCAGTCATTCATTTTACCTGGCTTGCGCCGTAGTTAAATAAAAACACACCCTCACCTTGCGGGAGGGGGGCCGTTTCGCCGAAGCTACTGCGGGTTGAAAAATCGTGCGTTCTGTTTGCCGTAATGATCATTTTTGATAAGTTTCGTGCGTTATATTCCCAGCATCCTCGGCCGCTCCCATGTCGCTATAACGTGGTAAATCGGTATTGGCCTGCTTTTGCGGACAGCAGGAGGAGAGAAGAACAACAAGAGACAAAAGATGAATCATGCGACAATGAGGCCGACCATTCCAATTCTTCCGAACCAACTATTTCCAGAAGATGCGTTAGAATAAATTGAAACAGTTCCAGCAATAAATGGGCCACCAGCATTTAGTGATGCAGGAAACCCGCTGTTTCCATTTGATGTATTTGCGTTGTCGTATGCTGCAATCCCAACTCCACCACGATATAGAGACATGTCGGAGCTTTTTATTCCAAAAAGATGTGTGTTTATTGATGTCGATGAATTGTCACAACATATAATTGTTGCAAAGGTTTCGTTGTTCGTTATTTTAGAGGGGCCAATTCCGATCCAATACATGCCTGGTGCCAGTGTTGTATTAGAGTCAAAGTTTGCTGATGTATTTGAGGTTGTTGGTATAATAGCACAATCAACTAATTTGTTCTTCGGAAGCAAAGTTGTTTTGTCATAATCATACACAGCAGCTCCGACAAATTGTTTCGCCAAAATTGTCCCACTAGCTGAGCCAGTTCCGCTTCCAATTGAAAAAGTAAATGTGTTTGTTGCTACCGATAAGATCAGAAAAGTATTGTTATATGCTGTTGGAGTTGCTCCTGATATTCTAATACGATCGCCAACAGAAAAACCATGAGCTGTGCTTGTTGCTGTAGCTGTTCCTGATGATTCCGTGATTGAGGAAAGTGTTTTTGATGTCGCATTATTTGCTGAGAATGTAATTGAAACACCTGAAAATGTGGTAGGCTTTGGCACAAAAATCCTATAAAACGAGACTAACCTATCGCCAAAAGAATGAGCGATTGTATCCGCAAATCTTCCTGTTGTTGTCGGTAGCAAAACCGTCGATCCAGACCCACTGTAGTTATCAGATGCTGTGTAGCCAATTTGATCCGGGTTTCCAATTGGGCCACTCGACAATAGGGTTGATTTGGTAAGTGGCATCGCCTAGCTCCTAATAAACTTCCGTGACCCGTGCCGTGCCAGCGGTGGCGAATACAGCCGAGTGCGTGACGGTGGTTTGATGATTTGGCACTTCATAGTAATCGCCAGAAGATAGACGCACTTGGTAGGCCACCGTGGTGCAGGTTGCCCCAGCACAAATATGCAGATTGCCTGCTCCTTCATTAAAAATGGTCAGCACCCGACGTGTAGCATTGTTGTTGGCGAGAACGGTGGAGGCCGTGGTGCTGGTGAAATTAGATGTGGTGACGGATGTGCCTTGAACCGCAAATGTGTTGGCCGTAACCGTCCCGCTGATGGCGGGGATTGAGCCAATGGTCACGCTATTTCCGACGGTTACGGACGAAATCGAGACGGGTATTGTGCCTGTGATGGATGCCGTGACTGAACCGATCTGAGCCGTGCCAGCGGAGAGGGCAGGAAGCGAGCTGACGGTGACGGTGGTGGATACAAGCGTTACGCCGTGCGTGGGAACAGACGCTAGCGAGACAGGTTGAGTGGCCTGATAAAACGTGCCGGAAACAGGCACAGTGCCGCTAATGGAAGCCGTGACTGAACCGATCTGAGCTGTGCCAGCCGCAAGTGCGGGCAAGGATGCCAAGGAAACAGGTTGTGTGGCCTGATAAAACGTTCCATTAACCGTGACGCTGGTGTTGGCAATCGTCACGCCATGGGTGACGCATGAGCCGATGGTCACCGTGCCCGATATGGGTTGAGTGAATTGTGAGCCATTTACTCTAAGGGCTGGTGTGTTTGTGTCATTAACAGACCTGCCCTCGTCATTAAGAATAACTACTGGCACTATGCCAGTCACCAGATTTTGAGGCAGAGCATCGCCAAGATTTATACCTGTATTCGCAGTCACCGTGCCTGCAATGGTTTGGCTGGCGGGGAAGTTGGAGATGGAGACGGAGTTATTTGTCAGTTGATCGTCATAATAAATGACGAGTGCAGCCGTGGTGGTAAGACCGGCCGTGCTAGCGACCAGGGTAAGGGCGGTATTTGCGCCCTGGGTGAACGCGGACGCGGTGACGGTGCTGTCTGCAAAGTTGTACATGATCCTGCCGGGCTGCGGCGCGGCCACGAGCAGGAGCTGGTCGCGGTCTATATTGAGGCCGGTCAGCGTCAGGACGTTTGTTGCGGGTGAATAGGAGTAGTTGGGCCAGATCTGTTTCATTTTCCTGTGTTCCTTGTCATCCCAAGGCAATCGCCAGGGCAATGGCTGTGCCGGTGGTCACCCCGCCGGATCCGCTGCCGCCTGTGACTATGGGGGTGCCCACGGCCACGCTAATGCTGGCCGGGCCGCAGACGGTGGCGGTGATGGGCATTACTGAGTCACCTCACCCGCGATGGTCACGGATCCCTGCAGCAGGCGCACGTGGCTGCCGGAGCTGGTGGTCAGCAGTAGATCCCACTTGCCGCCGCTGATGGGAAGGCCGGAGGCGGTGGCTGCGTTTAGCGTAAGCGTAAGGCTGCCGGTGGTGCCGGTGGCGGTGACGCAGGCAAAGGTGGCCAGCAGGTTGCCGTGATAGGTGTCGCGGATTTGAGCGGCCGCGGTGGCCCCGGCCAACGAATAGGTGGCTCCGGTGGAGTCCTTGACGCTGACTTCCAGCGCAAGATCCACGCCTTGCTCAATGGTTAAATTATATACACCTGCCGCCATACTTCTGGATGGCGTGTGTCAAAGGCTAATAGCCGATGACGGTGATGCGGAAAGTCACAGCATTCTGGGTTTTACTGGAACTGGTTCCGTTAATTGCATCCACATGCACCTGATCGGCGGCAACCACATGACCCAAAAACGACAATCCTTCGGTTAGATTGCTGGGCAGTCCCAACAAAACAATATCATTCACGGCACAACCGGTAACGGAAACGGTAATTGCGGATTGAGTGTTGGCGGACAACGTACCGAAATTTAACGATGTTGTGACGGATATTGTTTCAACGGATTGCGGCAAAACGCCGTAGGTTGTGCCGCTGGCAAACAAGCCGACATTGATTAAACCAGAGACAACATTGATGTTTGCGGGTCGGGCTGTGGGCGAAGTTCCATAAAATCCCATTGAGGTGCTTTGAAATGCGGCATATTTTCCCTGTAATGTAACTCCATCAGCACTATAATCAAGAACTGGAGTAAAACTCGAATCGTAAAGAATCCTACTTCCATAATCGACAGAATAGACGCCATTGTTTGAGCTTAAAATTCTACTTGTGGCATCTACATTAGAACTTGAATCCTCAACAAATAGCGAGTCTGTTTCACTTTTTGTATAGTAAGAATCCCTTGCCCCTGGAACGGTAGAACCCGCTGTGATTAGGTCTTTTCGAATGCTTACATTCCCCTGATAAACTGTTTTGGGTGTTCCACCCTGAGTCAATTCAATTTCGATAGTAGGTGAAATTGTGCTTTGACCTGAATCAGCAAATGCGTCCTCAACTTCTGCGGTGTTGATCGTCAGGGTGGTCTGACGCAGAGGTATAAACTGTACCCCAGACGCGTCGAGAGTTAAGGCGGTTGCTACATTTGTCAGCCCCAAGCGTCCTGAGAATGAAATAATGTATCCGCTTTTGCCATTCTCCTGCACGCTGATGTTGCTAGTGATTGTGTTGATGCCAGCAGAAATTGACGCCTGCACAGAAACGGCACTTTGGAAAAGCGGTATGGCTGTTGTTGCGTTTGGGCCAAAAACAAGTGCAAATGAACCGCCACGAGCCAACGGCCCAACGCTTAGTTCATAGGTTTCATTCTGGGTTGAAGAGCCGTCTTGAATCTTCGTTAAGGCGATTTCGCTTGCTGTAGGTGTGGCTGTGAATGTGTCTGCATAAACGATGGGATTACGAACCAGCTTGACGACTTGTTGTGCTTCTACGCTTGCGGCTGGGTTACGGCGGGTGTTGATAAGAACAGAGCTAGTGGGAAACAGGGTAAAGGCATCCGGGCTAAACGACATCGCCGTGTTCGGCTGGGTGGCGGTCAGCAGATATGAACCATAGGAGTCCGTGCCATAAAGAGCCACGGTGGAAACATTGTTTGAAATCGCATTATAAACCGAAATTGCTGTTGCATTGTAGGGAATGGCAGATGATGTAACCCCATTGATTGCCAGCTTAAATGACCCAGCCGAAGGATTTTCTTCGATGCTTCCAATCCCAACTTTTAGACTTGAGCCTGTATAATCTATGTCGTCCAGCGAGCCATTTGATTTCTTTTCAAGCAACCGCAAGCGAAGCGTATAGGCATCGTTTCTGGTAAGCGTGGGTAGTGAACCGCCAACCACACTTCCTCCGTCCACGAGCTGACCAGAAGATGTATCAATGTATAGGTCTAGAGTAGAGGCCATAAGTTTTAATTCTTGTCAATCATTCCCCTATAATAGAGATCAAATCAATCGGATATGTAATTATTAGGTTTCCGTTATGAAAAACCCTTAATGTTTTTTGCCCATAAGAAACGCTAAGATTACCCCCAGGTCTTACGGTAACGCTTGAAAGAGCCAAATGATCGTTCACATTTCCACCCTTGAGAACGGCTATATGTGAGTTATCGGGGTCAGATGGATTCTTAAAAATATCAATTTCAATGGCAACGCTGTTGGAAGGTGCTCCCTCATAACCCAGCCCGCCTCCTGCTGCAGCAAGAAAATATGTTGGGCAAAATATAAGAGAAAATCCGTCTGCAGCAGAGCTTCCTCCTATTTGGTAATTAAAAGATACATTAAAAAAACCACCAAATACTCGATTTTCGTTCCAAATTACTCCTACCTGATTGTTCGCATTTTGTGTTAAGCTATATGATGTGCCTCCCAAAAATGTCGCTGTTCCCAAAATTTGTGAAATATATGCAGGGTCATCGTTTATTGTAAAAGAGTCGACTGTTTGAATTGCAACTGCACCTCCTGTTGCTGCCGCAATTCCAATAAAGAAAGCGTTCTTTTTGCTTAATTCAACAGCACTATCTCCAGAGCCGCCGCCAACAGGAGTTAAAAAAGACACCCTAGTCCCATCATAATGCGGCTCGATATACATTTCGTTTCCAGCCGTTAGCTTATATTGTCTTAAAAGGTTGGCGGCGTATTCCGTGCGATTGATAATGCCATTGACCAGATCGGTTGTAAGCCTTGTCCCGCTTACCACTTTGGACAAGCGAGGCCGGATCATTGCGTGACTGCGTTAATTACCGCACCTTGAGCCGTATAGTTTATCTGGATATTGTTTCCTGCGATCGGCTTTTGGGATTGTGCAATTAGAACCAAATCCTCGATACGGCTGATGATGGTATTGATGTAATCGGATGATATACCCACGCCATCCGGGGTTGCTCTTATGATGCGTAACGGCTGGCTTTGCCCCGGTAGTGCGGGCGGTGAAGGATTTTTGGCCATAAACCTAGAAAGTATAATTCACATCAGAGAATGAATTTACCCTGCTAAAATTGATTGTTCCATCGGTCTGATAGAATATGTCTGTACCCTTAAAGTATTCTGTGAACTGCTCCTCAATTTGATTGAAAAGCCCTCGCCTTTGGAAGCTGATGGATGTCTGAACATATCCGGCATAAATCCATTCATTTTGCGGAGCGTAAAAAATAACCGGGGGTTGGACGATCCCGCCCGGCCCAACAGGATTCGCCTTGAGATAGGAATTGTATTGTGCCGTTGCGATGGATTGCACCTCTGAAATATTCTTGCTTCTCCTGTATTCCCTTTGCCTTGGGTTTGGGGGCATGGAAGTTCCGTTGATGGCCGTTGGCATTAGCCTTTTGGTCGGAAGGGTTAGATTGGTTGAGCCAAGATTAAGGCCGACATTCCCTCCCTTGAGCGTGTCGAAAAGGGAATCTTGGGTTATATATTTCACAACCACGGCGGCATCAGCTCCAAAAATGCCGACTCCGGGCTGCCCTACGGCCGTAATGTAGGCTTTGGGCAAGCCTGACGCATAATCTAGGCCAACGTAGGTAACGACCAGCTCAGTCAGCTCACCATCCATTGGATTGGTTGCGGTGGTTTCCACCAGCATGCGGACGTATTTTGTGGGATTGGAGCTAAAGCTGGCATGTGTTGTCCCGGCGTCAGGCTCCAGAGTGGCAATGTCGGCGGTCCGAATAGTATAATTTTCAACCAAAGTCACCAATCCGTCAACGGATGTGGAGCGCGTGGATTTGCGAAGGATTTTTCCGCTTGCACCCAGGGTTGAGCTTATGATGCTGACGGCCATATTAGTATGCGGATTTTAAGATCGGCACGCCAAGCTTGTCGTCGATCTTCTGCAGGATGTTGGAAACGATTTTCTGCATATCGTTAAAGCTGTTTAAAAGATCCGTGTTTTGTTGACGCATGTAATCGCCTTCCGTGCTTGTCAAGGCGTTGATTTTTTCGTTATCCCGAAAGCTGCGCCGTTCTCCTGGCGTTGCGCCTATGCTGGAAATAAGGGAAACATCGGTCGCACGCTGCTGCTGTTGCCGCTGTACGTCAATTTGCCTAACAAGGCCGCCCATGCCCAGGCGTTCAGCCGAGGCTCGTACCCGATCCAAAATGGTGCCGGAAGCCTCCATTCCCCGCAGAACCAGTTCCCTGTTTTTTTGTGCGGTTTCCCTTTCCAGATCCAGGGTTTTCTTTTTTTCATCACGGGCAAACTCCGCATCGCGGATCATGCGGTCAAAAATTGTTTTCTCCCTGTTTTCTTTAAGCCGCGCTTCTTCCTGCAAGCTGTAGATCTCCTCGTCATACAGGCTTTTATCCAAACGCTTTTTTTCATCCGTTATGGCGGTCAAATCCTGACCGCCTCCCATGTCCACAATTGGTTTTGCCTCCTTGGCCTTCGGCAGAAGGCTCTGCTTGTGAGAGGCGATGGCGGCATTATAGACTTCTTTTGCGGCTGAAAAATTTCCGGTAAAGGCTTCTTTTGCCGCATAGGCGACCAAAGTTAGTTCCTCCGCAAATTGCTGGAAGTTTTTTGTCGCCGGATTTAACAAGGCGGCGATGCTACCAAAAACAGTTGTCATTGTGTTTTGCAGAATTTTAATTTGATCGGATACATCGGCCAGATCCTGAATTGTTTCATCAGAAAAAACGCCCATCGCATTGCCAAGCTTTGCAATTTCTTCCGGCCCCATTCGCAGGGTTTCCATGAGAGAGGTAACGCCCTTACCGGCGACGGCTTGCGCCTTGGCAAAGGCAACCAGGGGATCGTTGGTCGCTTGTATTGATTTGCTTAATGCAAAAAACAGCTCTTGCGGTGATGTATTTTTTAAGTCGGCAAGGCTGAGGCCGATGTCCTCAAACGCTTTTTGAAGGCCCGTATCGCCACCCAGAGCTTTGCCCGCGTTGACGGCCAGCTTGTTCATGGCCCCGGCAACGTCCTCGATGCCGGATCCGGACAGGCTGGCGGTGTTGCCTATCTCCTGCAACGCGCTTGCGGAGAGACCGAATTTGTTTGCCAGATCCTGCAGTTGGTCGCCTTTTTCAATCGCAGTGCTGAACCCTTCAATCAGTTTATCAAAGGCAAACGCCCCGGCCAGTGTCTTGCCAATTTCATGGGCAAATTTATTCAAGCTGACCTGAGCACCGGATAAACCGCGATCAAATGACGATGCCTCCAACGCAAGTTTTGCTGTGGCAACGGCATCCATTATGCAAACCCCGCTTTCTTTGAGTTGTGTTTCACGATTGCAATCACGCTTTTGGCCAGTGCTTTGCGGGAAATGTCAAGGCTCTTGCGCATCGCGGAGTTGCTAAGCACGCGGCGAATCCATGGGACGCTGTTGCGGATCTGTATTGAATCGTTATCCAGATGCACCGTGCCCCTGCCATATTTTTCAATCAACTTTTGCAGCCATTTTTGAATGCTGCCCACACCCTTTACGCTTTGAAATCCGCCCAGAGTGGCGGCACATTCCGCCCAACCCGCTTTGGCGATGCCCACCTTCTTTTTTGTCTGATTGATATAACGTTGCTGCTGTGTTTTTACAATAAAGCCGCGGTGAGCAGCCTTATGTCGTCCGATTGTCCTGTCAAAAAGACCCGCCTTCGTTGTGCTGCCGGTGGATTTGTTGCGCATGCTTTTATGAAATTGTTTAATGGTAGATAGATCTAGGGGCACATCTTGCTCCTCAAGCCATACTTTTCCAGTCTTGGTGGTGAATCTTCTCTTGAACGCCTCAGGATCATATTTGCGCATGCGTTCCGCCTCGCCAAAGGCGTATTTGCTAAGTGGTCGCGTGATGGATGCTATGTCGGCAATGATTGCGTTTTCGCCCTTGGCTCTGGCACTAGCGTCCAGGCCGTAAGGTGCCGTTGCGTTGGCCAAGCGAACCGCAAGAGAGCGGGCAGATTTTTGCAGCTCTTTGGCCCTTTCTTCTTGTGTAAGCTTTTTCCAAAGCTTTAAAGCCTTGTTGATCCTGCGTTCATCTAAGGAAATGGTGACGCTCATAATCCAAGCATGTTTTGAATGTCACAAAGGTCTGTTCCAGTGACGGTATAGGGGCGTCGCAGCTTGGCATTATTCATATACATAAAGACATGTTCCGCCTGATGAAGCATGCAAAGGGGAACGTCCCAGAGGATGCTTTCCAACGGCCATCCGGTTTCTTTTGCCAGGACGAACACGCATGCGGCGGTTCCTCCTGGCGTTACCCGTTTCCCGGAGGCTGAGGGACACCGGACGGAATGACGTTCACCTTGGCTTTGTTGGCCTCGTTTAATGTTTTGGCAACGAGCAAACAGGCAACATCCCGATCTTCCTCCGCCAGTTTTTCAGACCATTCCATCACGCGCTCCCGAAAGGTATCCTGATCCCAGGCCAGCCTGATGGCCTCCTTTCTGTTTTTTGCCAGCAAGATATGCAGATAAATGAATGCATAAACAAAGAAGATGGGACTGTCGTTTTCGTTGCGAATCTGCACCATCAACAGGCGGCTGCCCTCCGTATAGGGTGCAAGTTTTTGATCTTTAAAATACTTGTCCGGCGATACAAATGCTTGATCCAGCTCTTGTAAAAGATTATCTTCGCTCATAGTTTTTTTAGAATGGCCCGTTTTAGTTCCGGGCTGGCACGTTCGCTGACGAGCAGGGTTTGTCCGCCTCGTTGTATGGATATAATTGGTTCGGCCCGTTTCATCAGGCCAAGAAGGGTTTCCCTGTTTTCGAGTGCTGCCCGCACGTAGCGAATGGCTGATTCTTCGTCCGATTTCATTTCTGCCCAAGTGCGTTCCATTTCCAATTTCGCCTCCTCGCCACCGGATATGTTAAACCAAAATGTAAACTGCCGATGACCGTCCTCTTTGATGATGCAGGTGACGGGATCCATTTCTCGCAGCTTGGCCCCGAAGGCGGACGCGGCCGCAGCCACCTTAATGTTTGTTGTCCCCCAGAAGCTATCAACCATTTTAGGATCTCATAAACCCGCCGGAGCGGGTTAGCTCATGTTAGGGAATCGAGTCGCTGAAACGTCCACTGTGACAAAGCCATCGGATGCTCGGTTTACCGTCACGCTGTCCACAATGATCTTTCCGCCCGTGCTCGTTGCATTTGCAAGGGTTGTTAGCACGGCACCCGCTGTGGTGGCGTAGGAGCCGGTGATTGTGGTGGAAAAAGCAAATGTGTCAGTCGGATTGTACATGGCGGCACCGACGACCTCACCGCTTGCATTTCTAACTTCAGCGCGTTCCACGTTGCGCGTCTCTGTAAACGACTGCACAAGGCCGCCGGTTTCAGCGGTGATTCCAAATTGTAGCCCAGAGGTTCCGATGGTTGTGGCTGCCATATTGCCTTAAATTTTGTGTCAACTCGCAATGGAGTTGGGATAAGCGATGACCGAGAGCTTGAAAGTGCGACGCATGATGCGCTCCTCATCAACGGCCTCAGGCTCTGCCGAATCCAGTTTTGCATTGTAACACCTAGCGGATCCGATGGCCGTCGTTGTATTAAGCTGAGAGGCAAGGCTGCTGCTGCCGTATAAAGCCTGCAAGATTTGAGAACATTTTTGCGTATGAGCCGCCAAGGTCGTTTGGTCGTAGCGTTGATCCAAGGTGATTTCCACAGGCACGCTGAACACGCCGGATCCCTGCACAGGCTCCTCCGTGCCAATGGACGCCTTAATTACAATTGAGGGCGGAAGATTTTCCGACAAATCGTGCGAAAGATGATAGGTCACGCCGGTCACGGTGGCAGACAGCAATTCCTGAAAGGCGGATTCAATCAGGCGATCCAGCATGGTGACAGCGGACATATGTTTAGCAGGCCGGTGTCACCGCAGGCCAGTGATTGCGTTGGTAATCAATCCGGCCGGGCCAGGGGGCGCAATTATCCTGCGTCCATTGCCCTTGCTGTGGCAGAAAATAGGTAAGCCGCCCCCGGCGCAGCGCGGATGCAAGAATTGCCGGAGATGAATTAATGCACATAAATTGATCGGCGTGACGAATGGCAAGGGCCAGCTCCACAATGCTGGCGGCCGACCAGTGCGGGACGGTGTAAAAGCAGTCCGCAGGTTCGTGCAAAAGCACAAATTCACCCATCTTTTCTTTGGCCATGTACAGGGAAACATCCAGCGGATAGGCAAATCCCTGGCTGATGCCATGCGGTGCCAGCAAATTATACCTGTCCGGCAGGCCGACAGGACGGCGATCCGGCAGATTATCCAGCAAAATGGTGCGTTCTGCGCAGGCAATCCGCGGATCCGCATACACAAAATCCATCCAACTCAGGCCGCTGGCCCTGTATTCCTGATATCGGTTAGGCCAGATTTGCAGATCTATGACATCTCCCACAGGCTCCGGAGTCCAAGTGGCATAGGTGACGAGATCCAGCACGCCGGAATACTTCGGGGCGCAAGCAATGTGCACCGGGCCCCTGCCCTGATCATGCAGCCACTTGGCAGCGGGCAGCATTTGCAGCACGTCGCCCAGGCGTTCCAAATAAACCAGTGTGATCAATTTCTCTCCGCAATGACGGTGATGATGTTGGACTTACCGTCCGGCAGTGTTCCGCGGATCTGATCCTCCGGGCAGCCCGTCCATGTGACCGTATAGTCCGAATAGGAAAGCAGTGTGCGAAGGCCGCGCTCGTTAAAGTGATGATAATGTTCGTTGGGCCGACGATGTTTCCAGTTGCGGAATGCCTCGACACCTGCGGTCTCATGCAACAGCGGGCATGAGATCACAACGGCCTCCGCCCGCAGGCCGCGCAACGTGCCGCTGAGATCCGCATCCTCAAAATGTTCCAGGCTGTCAAAAAACGTGACGATGCCGACCGACCTGGACATTGTTTCACTGCGTTTTACGCCGGCGGGCAACGGATAGCCGCTGATGTCGTAGCCAAACGTGTTGTGATCTCTGGCGTGGCAATGACGCAAAAAATCACCATTCCCATACCCAACATCCAGCACGCTGGAAAAGTTTCCAAAGTAAGAACGGATCAGATCGTACCGGAGCGCGCTCATCGCCTGCGTGGTGGTGTACGTATCGTACCGTTCCTTGACGTACATGATATCGTAGGCGGGACTTTGCCCGGTGCGCTCTTCCTGCCACCAGTGTCCGGCGTGGATCCTGCGGTATCCTTCAATCACGGGTTGCGCTCTGCAAATATCCTTTTGCCGATCTCGTAGTTGGTCGTGCTGTTGTGGCGCAAAAACTCGTTGTCCGCCGGTTGCCCGGTGAACATGGGATTGTTGTGTTGAAACACAACGTCGCGAGCCTCAATGACGCATTTGTCTGCGTAGGCTCTGGCGGTAAACTCGTTGTCGGAATAGATTCCGGAAGCGGCATCATATTCAGGCGCAAACAGGTATCCTTGTTTCTTGAGTCGGTTGCGCGTGAGGATGGCGATGCACAGGAGCTGGTCTTTACGGTGTCCGTCGCTGACGGCCAGAACGCTCTCGCGGGTCAGGTCTCCCAGCCTTTCGGTAATGATCTTGTCCCACGACAGTGGCGGATCCCAATCGTCCGATCCCTGCACGATGATCTTCCCGCGAGCCGCCTCTGCCGCGCGGTTCCAGGCGGCGACGCAGCCGCCCTTGCCTTTGATCGTGCCCCAATTTTTTAACATGTCGGACTTGGGATCGTCATCATCGACAGCGTAGATCCACTCCACGGATGCCGGATCCGCCGCCTTTTTCATCCACAGGATCCTTGCGTTGATGGCTTCCTGCGGACGGCCCCGAGTGGCATGACAAACGGAAATTTTCACCGGCTTCTGCGCCCGCCACATGTTCTCAATCTTTTCCGCCTCGGCGGTGTCGCCCACGGCCTTGCAGGCCGCCAGGTAAAGATCAATGCACTCGAAGTCATACACCGTGCGCTGGGCGTTCCAGACCTTTACGCCCGGATCCGGCTGTACCATGGCCGACTTCAGCAGGTGATAAGCCTGCAGCCATGCGCCCACGCTGGCCTCCTCACGCGCCAGATAGTAGATGGCTTCACGTCTGCCGGGGTTCATCTGGTGTGCCTTTTGGTACAGGCCGATCCGGACGTTGCGATCTGCGGTCGCTGTAGCCTGATTACAGGCGGCCTCATAGGCCAGCGTGGCCTCCTGATTGGGCCAGACTGCCGCGACGTGCGACCACGGCTCCGATTCCGCACGACGATTCCCAAGGAATAGTTCCTGTTGATAGTAGTAGGCGTATTTGCCCGCCTCGCTTAATTGAGCCTGCAGGATGCGCAGATTGCGATCCGCACTGTTTTGCTTGTATCCGCCTGGATGATGCTCAACCCATACGGCCTGCTCACCCACCGATTCCAGCCCGTTATTCGGCATTAAAGCCTCATGGACGGCAAAGTGCCAGCGGCCCGACCAGGTGTTGCCTATCCTGCGTACCATTCTCTCGCGAATGGGGCGCAATTTGGCGTTTAAAACTTCATACACGCCAGCATAGATGCCCAGCTTTGGATTCTGCTCAAAGGCTTCCACGGCCCGTTTAAACGCGTTTTTTAGGTCTTTATCGGGCAAATCGTCGCAATCGGCCCAGACGGCATAGTCTCCGGTGCAGGCATTCAGCGCGGTGTTGCGTGCGGCTGCAAAATTATCCACGTGAGGCCAGCTCTGGGCGGCCGGAGCGTTCTTGTATTCCACAATCTTGACCCCTGCCTTTTCCGCAATCTTCCGGGTGCCGTCGTCCGGCTTGCCGCCTTGCGCCAGGCAAATGACCAGCTCATCGCAAAACGGACGAAAGGCCGTGATGAAACGATCCAGAAACTGCGCCTCGTGCCCGGCGATGGCGTAAATTGAGATTTTAGGATTTCCGGTGGGCATTCTAAGCTTCCCGCAAACCCAAGACGTAACTGCCGATGGATGTGTCCACCGACACGATGCGATAGCTGACGCTGTTGGCCTGAAGAACAGATCCGATGGCCGGAGCGGATGTCAGGTTGGCAATATCCACGGTAAACGTGCCGTTTAAATCCACATCAAAGCCGCCCAGCTCAACGCTTTCCTTGCGGGTGACGGTGGAAAGAATGCCTGTGACGCTGGTGGATCCGATGGTGGCGGCCGTGCCTGCCTGCTCATAGAGCGCGGCCAAACTTTCCTGCAGGCCTTGGGTAAATTCTGACATGTTAGGATTTCATTAAAAAGAAAAGGGCGGTGAGCCTTTCGACTCACCGCCCTCCTCAGGCAAATTAGCTGCCGTTGATACGCACGAGACTGTTAGGCTCGCCCGCCTTGACCCCGTAGATCAACGCATAGGTGCGTTGCAGGGTGCCTTTTACAATGTCGTAGTTCTCGCGAACCATGACGGAAAGGCCGGTGCGGGGTTCCGTCACCGTGCTGATGTCGCCGGGGATCGGAACGCCAGTCGGCACTTCCGGTACGCGGGCGGCGATGAGCAGGGCTTCCTGTTGGGCGAAGAATCCTCCCAGGGTGATGCTGTTGGTCGGAATTGCGCTATACTGATTGATGTTGAACCCGGCCACGCTGCCGATACCAGCCGTGCGGACGAGATCACCGGTGATCTGAGGATTCGCCACGACGGTGGTATCGTTGAGCAACGCACCGTAGAAGCTGGGATTCAGCACCGCATAACGTCCGTTGACCGGCACGTTGTTGTTGTTGAGCGTGATTCCGGCCGACACCACCGAGCGGTAGTTGAACGAGCTGGATGAAACGGTCAACGCGTTGGTATAGGTGGAGCTGGTGACTAGGGCCAACAGGTCTCCCACCATCTGCAGGCCGAGGGCGTGCGCGGCTGCTCCGGCAAACCTCTCGATCAGGTTGATGTTGGAGCTGGTGCGCTCCTGATCATCCACCGAGTAGGAAACGTGCTTGAACTTGTTGAGGGTGATCTGCACGTCCGTCTGCGTTGTGGCGGTGGCCGCATAGCCGGTGGACTGCGAGTAATCCTGCGCAGTCGTCGCGCTGATGCGGTGTGTGAAAATGGATGCGTTGTATTTTGCCGCCTCGCTGCTGAAGTCCGTGACGGAGTTTCTCAGGAAGCTGTAATCAGCGACGAGGATCTCTAACGCCCTCTGCGCGATTACATTGGCATTCGTCGTTCCGATTGTGTTGGCCATGGTGGTGTTCTCCTAATGGGACTGGGTTACAGTCCGAGTTTGCGGAGCAATTCCGACCTACGGATCGGGGATTTCTCCGCGTTGAATTGGTTGAGGATTTCTGCCCGGCCGAGCGGTTGGCTCGATTCAGCGGGAACCGCAACTGCACCGGCAGCGTCGGCCTTGGCTTTTTCCAAAGTGGTGGGGGCAACATTTGCACGCATGTAAGAAACGTCCTTCATCAGATCCTCCACAGGATCTTGCGGAGCGGCCGCGTCCTGCGACTGTTCGCCTGCGATGTCGATCTTCATCAGGCGGAGCACTTCCGTCAGCATGTTGGCGATGTCGGCCAGGGTAGGCTCGGCCATCTTGGCCTTGTCCTTGCTGTCGTCGGAAGGCGTTGCAGCCAGTGCCTCGACGGCGGGCGCGGGTTGTGCTGCGGGTGCTTCGGATTCGGCAGCGGGAACCACGGTGGGTTCGCTTAGCTCCTTTTTGACTTCTGCGGATGCTTCGTTCATTTGCAGTTTTTTCATGTCAACTGCCGAGAAGGCGGAAAACATGCCGGCGGGATTTGCCGCAGGCTCGGAAACAATCGAGCAATCGTAGATTTCCGTGACGCGCGCAAAACGGTTGCCGTTCACTTCTTCCGGTACGCCGCTGAACGTGAGCGACATTCCAAACCCTTCCGGCAACACCTGGGCCAAGTGCTGAATGAATTGCGCCTCGTTGGTGTTGAACAACGTCAGATCGCCCATAAGGCGATCCCCCTCAATCCTGAATCCGTCAATATAACCGAGGATGCCGGTGACGGGTGCGCCATGACCCATGGTGACCTTGATCCGCTTCATGGAGTTGGCGACCTGCAACGCCTGTTGCAGGGAAGTTTCGTCAATCAGCAGGTTGTGGCCCTTGGCCTCGCCTACCGTTAGGATGGATACGTTGGAAAGTTTGTTGGCCATGCAGGCCAACGCGTGTCAATTAATTCAGACCGGAGACGGGTTGGTTGGGGAAAATGGGCGGATGAGATGCCGGTTGACCAGGATTCGGGGGTTGATGCATGTCTGCAAGGGCCAGATTGATGGATGCCGCCAGATGCTCGGCATCGCTCATTCTTTTCATAAAAAGGGTTTGATTATTCATTCCTGCAAATTTTAGCTCCACATAAGGACGACCCAGCATTTGCATATTTTTCCACAAAACGGCTAGGGATCCCGCAAGAACTGTGATTCCCAATACTGGCGCATCATGGGTAATGCCCGTGATTCCATATAGAAGCCCAAACACACCCAAAATAATCCACATCATTTTGCCAATATAACCGCTGCTGTCCTTGCCGTGTTCGGTGCCCACAATCGCCCGTAAATTATAAGTTTGATTATAAGGATAGCCGACATTGATTGTCGTGTTAGTCACGGTAATTGTTGCGTCCTGATAGTAAATAAAATCGCTTAGCTTTGATTTTCCTTGCGAATCTTGCTGAAAATTAATTCGACTCACCCCGCAAATATATTACCCACACCTTACCCCCCGCAAGATATTTAAGCCTTGTTGATTCGCCTCATCTGAGCGGCTGCCCACGTCTGCCCCGGATCCCCGCCCCACAACGCCCATGCAATCCTGCCGGCCGATGGGAATCCCTGCTCGCCAGGCTTGAAGCCCTTGCCCTTTTTATCCACCTCATGACGTGCAAAATAACTGTTCATGCGTCTGATCGTGTCGTCAGGCAGGTCGGCATTGTTGATGATGTTTCTGGCCCTGGCCACGCCTACCAGCGTTCCGCCGCGTTTGTATTTCTTGCGCCATTCAAGACCGCGCTTGGCCTCGGCGATCATGCCGGCCGTCGGCTTGGCCAGCTCAGTTTTTAACTTTTTTTTTACGCCAAGTCCAACGGCGGCGGTGATCATGTCCGCCTCTTTCTTGGAAAGGGTGAAGTCCGGATCGTCGCGCATTGTAAAAGCAGGCGTTTCAACAGGCGGCTGCAAACTCTCGGCCTGCACCTTGACCTGCGTTGCCGGATCAACAGGATTAGATGGCGGCTCAATCGGCTGTGTATTGTCTTGAGCGGTTGGCGGCTCTGGCTGCGTGCCAGTAGCAACTTCTGCTGCGGCAGGAGACAGGCTGGCAATATATTTCTTTTCCCTGTCCATTTGCTCAATCTGCTCCTGCCAGTCCAAGCCCAGCTCGCCAAAATAATCGGATAACGTGGTCAGGCCCGCCTTGTAGTCCTCCCGCGATTGCTGGGCCTCGCGGCCCGCGTCCACGGTGAGCGACTTGGGTGTCTGCCATGTTACTTTTTCATAGTCATCAGCTCCGGGCAGATCGCCGTTGGCAATCGCCCCTCCGATGAAGTAACGCCAGACACGATTGCAGAATCTATCAATCAGCAAGCGTTGCCTTTGTTCAAATCTGCGTTGCGCCTTGGCGACAATGAACCGCATGCCAGCCCCGCCAACGCTGGCCGGGTCATATACAAACTCCACCGGCAGGCCCAGGCCCATGGCCACGTCCCGAATCAAAAACTTTGCAAATGGCTCGAAGCCGGTGTGCGGCCGGTTCGGCCCGATCATCTCGATCTTTTCACCAGGTGAAAGCCGTGGGATCGTTGCGCTGCTGGTGATTTCCTCGCGGGCAATGGTGGCTTCTCCCGTGTCCTGCGCCTGGACGGTGCCAAAGAATCCACCCTGCCCGGCCAGCTCGTCGCCCTGATTGGTTGTGATGACGGCCGCAATGCTGCCCTGCAGTTTCAACGCATCCTTTTCAAACTCGCCCAGCATCTTTAGGTCGCGCACGTGGTTGAGGGCGCGGGCCAGCGAGGATCCGCCCCGGATCTGATCAGGTCGCTCCAATTCCATCAGGTGAATGACCGTCTCGGCGGATAGCTTGCGGTAAGTGTCGGCCGTCTGCACCAGGTAACCCGTTGGCTCACCCAGCTTGCCGAGAAACACGCCGTCGGTCGTACCGTAGTCGTCCCCCTCGCAAACCCTGTGGCCTTCCACCACCTGCAGCTTGCCCTTCTCAGTCAACACAACAAAAACGTCACCGTCCACGTCAATGGATCGCGACAATGCCATGAGCATGTCCGTCCACGTCATCCGGCCGGTGACTTCCGGTGCGGGAGCAATTACGTCCCGCCAGTATTGTTCGCAGAGTTTTCCAAAGTCCTGATCTGCGCCGCGATACTGCGGGCGCAGGCCGGGGCCGACGGAATAGCTGGCAATCGAATCCACCGCTCCCTTGATCAATCCCACGTTGCGATACATGTGTCGCGCAAGTTTCAGCAGCTCGGTTCTTGTCGCTTCGTTTAGATCCAGACGCGAATCTCGAGCATGTGCGCCGTAAATGACCGGCCGTTTGCGGGAGAAGCCTGCGCCCTCGTAAGGCTGGAATGTGCTGATGCCCGCGCCAAAGCCTGCGCCAAAGGCACGAATGCCTGCCCCAACGCGAGCAACCAGTGACAGCTTCTTGTTCATTAGCTATCCAAAATGTAGGAGAACGACGCGCTGGTGCGTGTGACTTGCACCCCGTTCAGATAATCAATAGCGGCTTGGAACAGCTCGACACGTTCCGTGGGTTTGAGGTCAATCTGAAAGCTGGCCGATTGGCCACCGGCCGAGGATCCCACCAGGGCACGCCCAGAGGCCGCGCCGGTCATGGCTGCGTTTCTGTCGGCTGCCAGATTGGTCAGGGCACTTGCGGTAACTCCGGAGGCTTGAGCCAGGTAGTCTGTCGCAACGGCCCGCGTTAGTCTGCGGGAAATGGCCATCACGTCGCCACGGGTGTCAACGATTCCTCATCCATGGCTGCCGTCGGCCTGATGATTTTGCCAAACACGGCAAACCCGGCCAGATACGTCTCGCAATCATACAAGTGATCCTGCCGGCTTTTGATGCGCACCCATTCGTACTGATCCTTGCCGGTCTTGCGATTGATGCGGTGTATTTTTCTGTGGGAACTCATATGCTCTTTGTACTGTGGCGACACATCGTGCGGAACTTCCCACAGCGGCCCCTGCCCGCGACGCAGCCAAGCCAGAAGATCCTGGCACGCAGGTGAGCTGAGAAGGATGAGCATGCAACCAGCGTCTGTCGGTTGCGTGGAGCTGTGCACCGATTTCATCCGGCCACGCGGCGTTTCAAACCAATAAAACGGACGATCCTCGCCTTTCAAAGCCATGTATTTATAGCGGGCCGCTATGCGGTAGGTGTCTTGCGCCTCGAATCCCGAATCAATTACACAGTGCTGGGGCTGCACGCCCAGCTCGTGCAGGTGATGCGCAACATCCTCAATCGTCCTTGCCCGGCCCTCGTCAATCAGCCGACTGGATCCGTCCCTGGCAAACGCCCGCACCACGAACCAGTATTCGTCGATCTGTCTGTCTATGGCAGCCAATTTTACATGCTCGGTTTCCCAGTTTTGCTTTTTGGCAAACGCTCCCGCGGGTATGTCCACTGTTTTGTCGTCGTCAAACTGATCTTCCCACGGCATCGCGCTCCATCCATTCACGAATCCCTGAAGTCCGTGCAGGTAATGTTTCTGCGTCAAAAACTGTTTTGCACAATCCGCAAAAGTGATTGTGGGAGAATACCAGCTTGGCAACCTCATGCTGCGGCGGCCCCGCTCGGCGTTTGGATTGCCCGCCACCCATTTGCCATTCTCAATCGCAGTGCGCCTGTTTCCCTCATTCCAGCCAACGTTGCACTGGGTGCAGTGATAAGTTGCACTTTCCGCAACCTTTTGCAGATCCCATTTGCCGTCCGGATTGCGTGCTGTTTCCGCCCAGCGCACTTGCCCAAACTCCATCGCCTGATATTGACCGCAAGCGTGACATGGCACGTGGAAAGTTTCCTGCGTTCCGGCCTGATAGTTTTGCCAGATGTCGCCGGTGCTGAGCGTCGGCGTGCTGGTTAGGACATGCTTGCGGCCAGGGAAAGCCTTGGTGCGTTCCAAAGCCAGGGCATAGGCGGCGGCCTCCTTTTCGGATGGCGGCGCAAACTTGTCCAGCTCGTCCAGCACAGCAATGCAGATGGGACGCGAGCTGATGTTGGCCGGGCTGTTGCTGCCGACCAGGCTCAGGGTCATGGTGGTGAACTGCATCTCCATAATTTTAAAATCGTCGGAGTCGTAAGGGAACACGTCCCGCACCGGCTTGCATTTTTCAAATATCGGCGTCAGTCGCGTCTCGCTGTATGAGCGCGCCAGATCCGCGTTGGGCATGACCAGCAGTGCCGGTGCCGGATCATTGGCGATCCGGTAAGCAAGCCATACGGCCAGAGTCAGGGTCTTTCCTGTTTGGCTTCCCCAACAAAGGGTGACGGTGTGAACACCCGGATCCGCCAAGGCTTCGAGCACGCCACGCACGTAAGGCGTGTATTTAGTTGAGTAAAGTCCAGGCCGTGCCGTGATGCGGCTGTCCAGTTGCACATATTTTTCGGCCCATTCAATCACGCTGGGCGGCGGCTCATAATTCCACCTCGCCTTTTCGCGTTTTAAAAGCTGCTCGCTGGCCGTCATAGCGCGGACTGCACCTGACGCATGACCTGACCCACCTCGTTTTCCACCTCGATCTCGACCTCAGACGCGGGTTTATGAGCGCAGATCGGGGCCAATCTTTTGGCCATGCCTCGCAGCAATGGAATAAGGGCATTTGTTCGCCTAGCCAAAATCTTGTCGGCCTCATCAATGGGCACCATTTTGCCCTCAGCTTCATTAATGTCCGGGCGATCCCCCTTCATTTTTCGCAATGCCTCGACCACGCGGGTGTAGTCTCCAATCAGTGACGACCGTTCCGGCCCGGTTGCCTGCTTGGCCGCCTCGCCAAGAGTTGCGGCAAGCGATTCCAGCCTGTCAATTTCACCGTCCAATCCAATCCCTTCGATTGGTTTCATTGGTTTTGCCGATGCGGCCGCCTGGCCTTTTTCAAGCTGACGACGCGCCTGCCGCAAACCGACGCCAGTGGCGGCGGCTTGAGCCAGAATTGCGGTGTTTGGTCGTCGTCCCATGCGTCTTACAATGTTTTTAAAAAGTACTCAAAAAAGGGGTGCCAGTCGTAAACTC